TCAGTGGTTCCGGCAATGGTGCTGCCAACTCCCAGCCCCAGCAGCTGACCGGACTGCTCAGTCACTGGTGTGACGTTAATCAGCGTCAGGAAAGCGGCGGACTGCTGGATCTGGTCTTCCAGCGTCTGCTGCACAGACGGCTCCACGGTGAACTTGCTGGACAGTTCTTCAACTGCCACACCGTTCAGACGCGCCAGCTGCTGCAGGTAAGCGTTAAAAGCAAAGCGGGTATTCTTCTTCATCGGGTTTTGTGCTCCATCAGCAATTGGTCAGAGTGTCAGCGGGGGCGTTACCGCCTGTTGCACGCTGGCGGTAGTCCTGGCGACTGTCTTCATGACTCAGCTTGTCCACCAGTTCGTTAAAGGCGGTTTGCTGTGCCTGCAGGGCAGTCTCCAGCTCAGACAGGCGTTCTTCCTGCTCAGACAGGGATTTTTCGGTGCGTGCGCTCAGGTTCTGCTGCTCAGTGGCGACCAGCTCCACGGCCTTATGCACATCAGAGAACCGGGCGTCATCGGACTGCTCTTTTTTGGTAAACAGCGCCGTGACGCGGGCAAACAGGGACGGTTTGTCGTCCTGGATTTCTTCCAGTTCGATCACCGTTTCCTCTGCAGCGGTAAAGAGATTGGCAGGATTCTGCTTGCGGTTTGCCAGCGGGTTATGGGCTGCACTGGCGCTGAATGTCAGCATTTCCGTACCCAGACTGGCAGGGTCATCAGTGGCAGCCAGGCCGACCAGATAGGCTTTGCCCGTATCAGCGAACTTCGGGCTGACTTCCATAGAGGTGAATAATTTCTGGCCTTTTTTCACCAGTTCCACCAGGGACTCCGTTGGCTCAACGTCGGCATACAGCGCCATCTTGCCTGCCAGCGGACCTTCCGTGATTTCTTCAGCAAACAGCGCCGTCACCTTGCCGTAGCGGTTAAAGGTGCTGTCCGGCAGATAAGACTTGATGTGCTCAAGGTTAATCAGCGCGGTATACACCGCCGGGTTGTAGCTGGCTGCCATCTGTTCCAGCCATTCACGCTGGATTTCGCGTCCGTCGGTGGTGGCACCTTCCACCCCGATGCGAAAACGCTTTGCTTTCACTGTCATGAGCCGTGCTCCGTTAGAAAAAACTTACTGGAGCCTTATGGTTGCGGTGATGGGGGCAGTGAAACAATGCGCGGTATTTGTACCGACAACCACACAAACCGCAGGCGGGGAAAGACGTCATTCAAGGCTGTAGGTTTGTGCCATGAACACCACACTGACACCCGCAGATCTCGATCCCCGTCGGCAGGCCATGCTGCTGTACTTTCAGGGATACCGTGTAGCCCGCATTGCTGAAATGCTGGGCGAGAAAGTTGCAACCGTTCACAGCTGGAAGAAACGCGACAAGTGGGGTGACTATGGGCCGCTGGATCAGATGCAGCTCACCACCGCCGCACGCTACTGCCAGCTCATTATGAAGGAGCACAAAGAAGGGAAAGATTTCAAAGAAATTGACCTGCTGGCGCGCCAGTCGGAGCGCCACGCGCGGATCGGCAAGTTTAACAATGGCGGTAACGAAGCCGACTTAAACCCTAACGTCGCCAACCGCAACAAAGGCCCACGCCGTCAGCCGGAAAAGAATGTTTTCACCGATGAGCAGATTGAGAAGCTGGAAGAAATCTTCCATTCCTCCATGTTCAACTACCAGCGCCACTGGTGGGAAGCCGGAAAAACCAACCGCATCCGCAACCTGCTGAAGTCTCGCCAGATCGGCGCAACCTTCTATTTTGCCCGTGAAGCCCTGATTGACGCCCTGCTTACCGGACGTAACCAGATTTTCCTTTCTGCCAGTAAGGCTCAGGCCCACGTCTTTAAACAATACATCATCGACTTCGCCAAAGAAGTCGAGGTGGAGCTAAAAGGCGATCCGATGGTGCTTCCTAACGGAGCCACGCTTTACTTCCTCGGCACCAATGCCCGCACGGCCCAGAGTTACCACGGCAACCTGTATCTGGATGAATATTTCTGGATACCGAAATTTCAGGAGCTGCGCAAAGTGGCTTCCGGTATGGCTATTCACAAGAAATGGCGACAAACCTATTTTTCCACGCCATCCAGCCTGACACACAGTGCTTATCCGTTCTGGTCCGGTGCGCTGTTCAACCGTGGGCGCAACAAAGCCGATAAGGTGGACATCGACCTGTCCCACAGCAATCTGGCCCCCGGCCTGCTGTGCGCAGACGGGCAATACCGCCAGATAGTCACCGTGGAAGATGCGGTGCGCGGCGGCTGTAACCTGTTCGACCTTGACCAGTTGCGCATGGAGTACAGCCCGGACGAATACCAGAACCTGCTGATGTGCGAGTTTGTGGACGATCTCGCGTCCGTGTTTCCGCTCAGCGAGCTGCAGGCGTGCATGGTGGACAGCTGGGAAGTCTGGACCGACTTTCATGCACTGGCGCTGCGCCCGTTTGGCTGGCGCGAGGTGTGGATCGGTTATGACCCGGCAAAAGGTACGCAGAACGGCGATAGTGCCGGATGCGTGGTGGTGGCTCCGCCAGCCGTGCCGGGTGGTAAGTTCCGCATTCTTGAGCGTCACCAGTGGCGCGGGATGGACTTCCGCGCCCAGGCTGACGCCATCAAAAAACTGACCGAACAGTACAACGTGACCTATATCGGCATCGACTCGACCGGCGTCGGTCACGGGGTTTACGAGAACGTGAAAGCGTTTTTTCCTGCCGTCAGGGAGTTTGTCTACAACCCCAACGTTAAAAACGCCCTGGTACTCAAGGCCTACGACATTATCAGCCACCGCCGTCTGGAGTTTGACGCCGGGCACACCGACATTGCGCAGTCATTTATGGCAATCCGTCGCGCTACCACTGCCAGTGGCAACCGCCCGACCTATGAAGCCAGCCGCAGCGAAGAAGCCAGCCATGCCGATCTGGCCTGGGCAACAATGCACGCACTGTTTAACGAACCGCTGCAGGGCGAGTCCGCCAATACCAGCAATATTGTGGAGATTTTTTGATGGGAAAGAGTAAGAAGAACCGCGCTGCGTCGACGAAACAGATCCAGCATAAAAGCCAGACTTCAGCCGAAGCATTCAGCTTCGGTGATCCCGTTCCTGTTCTGGACCGCCGCGAACTGCTGGACTATGTGGAATGCGTACAGATGGATCGTTGGTATGAGCCGCCTGTGAGTTTCGACGGACTGGCGCGAACCTTCCGCGCCGCCGTGCATCACAGCTCACCGATTGCAGTGAAGTGCAACATTCTGACCAGCACCTACATCCCTCACCCGCTGCTCAGCCAGCAGGCTTTTTCGCGTTTTGTGCAGGACTATCTGGTTTTTGGTAACGCCTACCTGGAGAAACGCACGAACCGCTTCGGTGAAGTTATCGCCCTTGAGCCTGCACTGGCAAAATACACCCGACGCGGGTTAGACCTGGATACCTACTGGTTTGTGCAATACGGTATGACAACCCAGCCGTATCAGTTCACGAAAGGCAGCATTTTTCATCTGATGGAACCGGACATTAACCAGGAGATCTACGGCCTGCCCGGTTATCTTTCTGCCATTCCGTCAGCTCTGCTCAACGAGTCCGCCACGCTGTTCCGCCGCAAGTATTACATTAACGGCAGTCATGCAGGCTTCATCATGTACATGACCGATGCTGCGCAGAACCAGGAGGATGTGAACAACCTCCGCAATGCGATGAAAAGCGCCAAAGGTCCTGGTAACTTCCGTAACCTGTTTATGTACTCGCCTAACGGTAAAAAGGACGGGCTTCAGATTATCCCGTTGTCAGAAGTGGCGGCGAAGGATGAGTTCCTGAATATCAAGAACGTGAGCCGGGACGACATGATGGCGGCGCATCGTGTGCCGCCACAAATGATGGGGATAATGCCTAATAATGTCGGGGGGTTTGGGGATGTGGAGAAGGCTAGTCGAGTGTTTGTCCGCAATGAACTGATGCCACTGCAAAAGCGGCTGCAAGAGCTGAACAACTGGCTAGGTGAAAAAGTGATTTGCTTTGAATCTTACAACTTAGATATTTCTGAGTAAATTAAAGCGCCTGCATTTGCAGGCATTCTATTATTCTTTAATTAGTGCCCCCCATACGGAGTCCATATCAACTTC